AAAGAAGATCGGTTAGATGTTAGTGCCAAAACTAATTCACATAGTGCTCGTGTTATTATGGCTTTATATAAGGATACGTTACATGCTCAAGCTAAATTGGTTAAATCAAATAAACGAGCGGATTTTGGGCAATCGAAAGTCTTAGCTTATCTGAGCATTATTGTGCGGAGCTTAGAAACTGTTATTGCAAAAATTCCTGATCACGTTAAAGGCACTAAAAATGCTCGACGTACTAAACCATTTTGGATATATATACATGGTGAGCCACGTATAGGTAAAACTAGTATGTTACAACCATATATTATAAATGTGCTCGCTAAGGAATGTAACTTCATTGAGAGTTATGAAGACTTTTCGAATTATACATATTTCCGGAATTGTGGGTCCGAGTATTGGGAAAAATATGTGGGTCAACCAGTATTGTGGTATAATGATTTATTTCAAGTCTTCACTGATGAGAAAAAAGTTGGGGATGGTATAGAAGAGTTAACCAATGTTGTTGACGATAATTTATACCCTCTTAATATGGCATTTGAAGAGAAGCAATCAGTCTATTTTGATTCACGATTAGTTATAAGTAATGCACAATCTGATATAGTGGGTCAACCCTTTATTGCTAATAAATGCTTATCTAGCGGTAAACATATATTTAATCGTCGGAATTTAAATATTCGGTTACGTTTGAATAAAAAATATGCAAATAGTGTTGGTGGAATAAATTATGATGCTTTTGATATGGCAAAACAAGCTGGTGTTAAAATGGTTGGTGATTTATTTCCTTATGATGCTTATTATATAGATTTTATGCATATAACTGGGGGTGAATTGATGAAAACTGTTTACTTTGATGATGCTATGACTATGATTGTTAACGCATTTAAAAATTATGAACGTCAACAAAATGCGTTTAAGGGTAGATTGTTTGAACACTTTGAGAATATGTGGGTTTCTCAGAGTAATGAATCTATACGCGATAATGATGGTGTATATGAACGTAGTACTCTACGGAAAATGTGGGATACGATTTGGAAGTCGCCTGATAGTGATACCAGGAAGTGGGATCAGGTATTGGTGACAGCTCAAAGACATGAGTGGACTTGTGATGCGTGTGAACGTGTGTATGAGGAGTCTAATATGTTGTCAGATGAGGAGCGCAGCAGAATTCGTATGATACTGCAATTGGATTGTCCTCATGTTACCGCTGTAGAAATGAGCTCATGGCATGCTTTTGGAGAGGTTATCAAAGTTAATATTAAAGCGTTCAATCAACAGATACGCTCTTTTATAACAAGTCCGATGGGTTGTGCAATTTCTCTCTTTTTATCTGTAGTGCCAATACTTGCGTTTGTGCTTTATAATTATCTTAAAAGTAGCCCTTTGATGGCCACGTCAGCTGAAGGTAATATCTTGCGCGCAAAACAACAAGTTAAACGCAATTTTGTTGCGCAACAGTATAATCAACAAAATAGAGACGTGGAAATTAAAATATCAAAAAGTATATGTAATTTTTGGTTGAGTCGTAAGTTAGATGATAAATTTGTTGATATATCAATTATGG